GCATCAGGAGCAGCAGCAGCATTGGTAGTATTAAGCTCAAATAATGGTTCTGCTGTAGTACCTACGATTACTGATTTTCACCCACTATCATGCGAGGTTGGGGTTGATTTTATTATGGTGGGATCGCATCCAGTTGGTGCTCAATATTCCCATGTTGCGGCATCAGACACAGCACTACAAGATTTCTGTATCGCTAATCGGATTCATTTTGTTGACCTGAGGAAAAGATTTCCAAGTTACGAAGTTACCTCGCAACTTCAATATATAAAACACGACGGTCTCCATTTAAATTATACTGGTGATAATTATAAAGCACAACAGATTTGGGATACTTGCAAAATAGAAGAGACATGGAAATCCAAAAGATATGGTTCATACTCAAAATATCCACAGTTTACAGGCAGTGGTGTTCAGGGATCATGGCGAGTAAATTATAACGCCCTATCTGAAGCTGGCACTATTTCATTAAACAGAAAAGATGGAGGTGGTGATTATTATAGTCTTACTGGAACCACAACTACTGGCAATGGACAGATAAATGAGGGCCTTATTGAAAAATTAGCCAATTCAAATATACGTCAAGTTGATCAGTACGGTCAGACGGTTATGGGGCAGGACACAACGCTAACTCGCGTGCCTACATCCACGTTAGAGGTTGGAACAATGGGTACAACGAGATCAGCATTAATCGTTGGCACGATTGCAAGCCAAACCGTAAATGCTTTAGAGGTCAGAACTGGAGTAACGAACGCTTCTGCGGGGACTCTTGTTTCTGGATTTTCAAAAGTTGGTATTCCATTCGTCGCATCACATACAACAACCACTAGAGATGCATTAACTGGGGTTATTGCTGGATCAATAATTCTCAATACAACTACATCAAAGTTAAATTTTTACACAGGTAGTGCTTGGGAGGCTGTAACATCAATCTAATGATGCGCCAACTCTACATTGCACTAGCACTAGCCACTTCTGCGCTAGCAGAACGCACAGTGACGTTTGCATGGGACGCTAGCCCTGATGCGGACTCATATACGCTATATGTAAATGGCGCGCCTGTAGCCAGCACTAGCAACACGCAGATCACCGTGCAACTACCAGACGCTCGCACCAACGTCAACGTGACAGGCGTGAACATTGCTGGTGAAAGCGAGCCGTCAGCAACGCTCGTCGTGCCGGCTGCACCAACGATCCCCAAAGGGTTCAAGATTTCTAAAATAGTTCGCACCACAACAGCTACGCCAAAATGAATCCCTTCGACCAAACTGACCTAGGCACAAAATTTCTCTATGGCATCGGTGCGCCGATTGCCGGGTTAATCGTCAACATTGTGCCTGCCGAAATAAACCCGTGGTTGCAGACCATCGCGCTGTTGACCGCCATCATCGTTTCGACTTTATCCGCCATCTCAATCATCACAAAAAACCTAATGAAATGAACGCAATAATTGAAAAGCTAAAGGAAGAAAGCACTTGGAAAGGTCTCATCGCAATTGCCATGGCATGCGGTATCCACCTTGATCCGGAGCTGCAAAACAGCATCCTCACTGTCGGCCTCGCTATCATGGGACTAATCAACATTAAATCAAAATGATCACCGACTCAGCACTACCCGGGATATGGATTCTGATCGCGCTTGCGGCGATCGTGGCGCTGATGACGCTCTGCACATCCTGCGCTCCATCAAGCGGCGCGTTTGAGTTTATGACCGAGAACGGCCGCGTCCGTTACGAGCCGGTCACCGGCGCGATCGAGGTCGAATATCACGCCAGCAAATAGTCATGGTAAGCAGCGAGATCATGGCGTTACAGAGGCGCGTGGGAGCAGAGCCGGATGGATTCTGGGGGGCAAGGTCGATTGCGGCTTGCAAAGCTCACCTGCATGCTCTGATGCCACACCCATCGCCATGGCCGCTACAGTCTCAGTCGGCGCTCCAAGCATTCTACGGGCAGCCGGGCAATGAGGCTAATCTGGACAAAATCACGTTTCCGTTTCCGACCTACTACCAAGGCAAAGCGGTTGCCACAACCCGGGTACACGAGGACTGCGCCCATTCACTCATGCGGATCCTCGAGGACATCAATTCGCGGCTTGGCAGCGATCAATCGATCATGCGCATTGCCAGCGACTTTGGTGGCTGTTTTAATTTCCGCCAAAAGCGAGGCGGCAGCACATGGTCACTGCATGCGTACGGTGCTGCAATCGACTTAGCGCCATCGACCAATGGATTCAAGGATGCGTGGCCGGTCAGGTCAAACATGCCGCTCGAGATCATCGAGTGTTTTTATCGCGAGGGATGGATTTCAGGTGCTGTGGAGTGGGGTTACGACTCGATGCATTTTCAGGCGAGTCAGTAGTTTTTGAGGCAAAAGGTAAAATTATTTTTGCCCTGCATCCCTCGTAGAATATAGGATTGTGGCGATTGCGTAAAAATAAATGAAGAAATGTCTTTTCATTTATTTAGGCATCGCCTAGGGTCTTTTCAGTTGCACGACGCAACTCTCAACAACGACCAACACCAATACCAACATGACAGCACAAAAGACAGTTACCATTGCCGGAGTTAAGTACACGGCTAAAAATTTATTAACCCTGAACGAAACTCACGGATGTGATTTTTTAGGCGGCGATCGCTGCATCACGCTATCAGCAGGTCAGGAGATCGGAATCAGGATTTACAAGCATGAGCAAACTGTTGGCATCCTTGACTACGGTCTTGCCACTCGCTCAGAAAACAAAAGGATTTTTGCCTCAGTTCACAAGTTTCTTAAATATTAACCAACACCAACACCAATACCAACAATGAACATGAACTACGACATCAGCCAGATCCTAAATTTTGAATCCCGTAACGCCGGAATTCCACTCAGCCTCGTCCGCGATGCCGCTGTTGCCATAATCACTGAAAACTGGCAAAACAATATCGACCTCGCTGAGGCGATCGTTAACGGAACATTCGATACTCGCGCCGAAACCGACGCGGTCAATGAGGCACTCGTTCTCGCCGGTTGTGAAACACGCGCCGATGAATCTGACGTAAAAGCAGGGCTGGATCGCTGGATCGAGATAGAAACCCTGCGCGGCAACCTGTAAACCTAACCAGCCGAGGTTCGATCCCTTGGCATTCTTTTATAATCAAATGAAATACATCCTCGCCGCCTTTGTCGGCATTAACCTAGCAATCTGGCTGGTAGTAGCCGTGATGTACCAACAATGAACCATCAAGCCATGATCAAGTTCTACCAACGCCGCAAACGCCGCCAGCGCCTAAACCGCCTAGGATGGCTGACGCTAGCAATGGCAACCATCACAATCGCAGCAATCACAATCTACATCATCTCATGACCACCATTGTCACCATCATCCGCGAGGTCGAGATAGACGTTGAGGTGCAGTACACGCCAGCCGTGGCTGCAACCTACTGGCAGCCGCCAGAGCATGCCGATGTCGAGATCCTCGATGCGCGTTCAGCATTCGACGGGCTGTCGATTTACCTGACAGAATGCGAAATCGAGCAAGTGCGCCAAATGGTTCTCGACAGCCCACCTGAGCGCGACTGCGACTGCGACTAAATTCTCCTCCAATAAACCAATAAACAAAATGAAACTAAGCGAAAAAAGAAATAGCACATTTACCCCGCACCCAGAAACCGACGGCCCGATTAAGGCCGTGCTGGTCGACATCACGGAGCTTAAAAAGCGCATGACCCAGTACGGCGAGAAAGACGAGTTCCGCCTTGTCTTCGAGACCGAGGCTATCGACGAGGACAACGACCGCCGATTCTGCATCTGGTCGCGTGGCTACACTCCAAGCCTTAACGAGAAGTCGGCGCTACGCAAAGACCTCAAGAAGATGATGGGCCGTGACCTGACGCTCAACGAGCTGGATGAGTTCGATCTTGAAGACCTCATCGGCCACGGCATTAAGCTCATCATCCAACACGAGCATAAGGACGACAAGACCTACGCGAACATCTCGTTCATGTCGCCTGACAAGGACAAGGCGCTCAAGCCATCCGGGAAATACATCCGCATCCGCGACCGCGAGGCAGATGGAGCAAAGCAGCCAGAGACGAAGGACGAGTCGCCGACCGGCTGGGAGTCGGTGGTCGTCCATATCGGCAAGTACAAGGGAAAATCCCTCGGATCGGTCGATGAGGCAGGCGTGACTGCACTCATCCAAAACTGGCTGCCAAAAGCTCAGGCAGACGGCAAGGCAGCAGACGCTGCGCTAGTAGCCGCTCTTACTGAGCTGCAGGCGCTACTTGGCGACGAGCCGCAATACTAATTTCTGTTCGGGACAGAAGACAAGGGCACAATGCACTGCCTCACCTTGCGCAAGCGGGGTGGGGTTTTCTGGGCGAGATGACTATCCTCGAACTAATCGCCGCCAAACAATCCGCAATCAAGCCTATACAAACCCTAGACAAACCCTATGCAGTCGCCGACCCTATGCTCGAGGCAGCGATCAACCGCATCGACCCGCCATCGCTGGGAAAGCGTCGTGCGGGGCTGGTGCTGAGCATCAAGACCCCGCAGCAACCTGCCGAGGTGGCACAGAAGGCACACGACGCTGCGCTGAGGAGCTTGTCACGGTCGGACGGCGAGGCAATCCCGATGACACCGTGCAACGCCGACCTCGAGGTCACGACGTGGCACGAAGCTCTGAACGCATTCGAGTCGCAGCTCTGCGTGATGCGCGACTCCACGGATTCGGACGTGGTCTGGCTGGCAGTCAGACCGGATCGCCGCGACCTGCCGCCGATCCTGCTGTGCCGGCTACCGTGGACGCTCTGGGACTACCCGACTGCTCCAACCGAGCACGATCCGTATTAAACATCTCCGAGCGACTTGCTGCCAACGCCAGAAAACTCCGCGAGAAAAACTGCCCAACTGACCACTGCGACCACTGCTACCGTCACTCCTGCCGCTTACTACTGATCGGATGCTGCATATGCACCGGCGGCGTGAGCCTAAGCAAAAAAAACTTTTTCCCTACTACAACACCATGATAACAAAAACAACAGACACAGAAACAACCGCCTTGATCCTAGCCGGGGATGGATACCAACTGACGATCGCGCCCGAGGCCGAGGAGCGCAAACTCGAGTTGCTAGTCCAGGCGGCGACGATCACCGAGGTGACCAGCAACGACGAGAGCGCCGACGCTCAGTTTGTTAGCCGCCGACTCGCTGCAATGCGGATCGAGGTCGAGAAGTCACGCAAGCTCGTCAAAGAGCCTGTCAACCGGATCGGCAAGTTGATCGACAAAACCGCCAACAACTTCATCGCCGCCATTGAGGGCGAGGAGAAGCGGATCACCCGGATTGTCGGCGACCATGCCGAGGAGGTTGCTCGACTCAAGCGCGAGAAAGAACGCGCTGAGGCACAGGCGTTCGCCGAGGCTCGTGCCGCTCGTGAGGCTGCTCAGGCATTTGCTGCAGCCGCTGACAGCACGGGACACATCTGCGACATACTCGCAGCCAAACAAGCTGAGCGAGACCGCCTCGCCGCTGCAGCGCAACGCATGCTGGCCAGCGACGAGCTAGCATCCACTAAGGTCGCCGAGGGCGTGAGATTCGCGTGGGACTTCGACATCGTCGACATCAACATACTCTACCTGCGCGACCGATCGCTGGTCGAGATCACACCACGCCGTGCAGCCATCTTGGCGCTGATTCGAGGCTGCGCTGAGTCAGGCCGCGACCCAGTCGATGTGTTCTCAGCACTCGGCATACATGCATTTCAAAAGCCAGTAGTATCGAGCCGATGAGCGCACCATCTGCATGGTTAGTGTGGCAGGCTGGCCCGTATCCAGACACGATGCGAGTCGTGTTGGCGACTGACGGTGAGAGCATGTATGTGGCGACCTACACCAAAGATGACGGCTGGCAGGATGCACATACATGCGAGGAAATCGACTACTACATCACCTTCTGGGCCGAGATGCCAGCACTCCCACAATTATGAGAGAATCAACCATCGAGCAGGCAGTCTGCGCCTATGCCAAAAGCAAGGGCTGCCTGTCGCTGAAGCTGTCTGGTCAGAATCAGAAGGGGCAGCCTGACCGCATGTTCCTATTCCAAGGTCGCATCCTGTTTGTCGAGTTTAAGGCGCACGGCAAGCAGCCGACCGCGCTGCAAGCTCGGTGGCTCGACCGGCTGACCGATCACAGCTTTTTGGCAACATCATGCGACAACGTAGGCAAAGGCCAGCGACTGATCGACATGATAACAGCGCCATGGCAATGACCGAGACATTCAAACCGTTCGACTATCAGATTCCGATGATCGAGCATCTACTCGCCAACGATCGGGCTGCGCTGTTCGTCTCACCCGGCAAGGGTAAGACCGCGGTGACGTTGACCGCGCTAAACACGCTCGCTACCTGCGGACAGTTCAAAGGGGCACTCATCGTCGCTCCGCTCAGAGTCTGCTCGATCACATGGCCAGCGCAGGTCGAGCGGTGGGCGCACACCAACTGGATGCGCGTGGCTAACCTGAGGACACCCGAGGGCATGGAGGCATGGCTCGATGGCACTGCGGACATCTATCTCATCAACTCCGAGTTGCTACCCAACCGTCTCCAGCAGATGTTCCCGCCGCGATCCAAACGCTGTCCAGTGGATACGCTCGTCATCGATGAGTTGTCGCTAGCGAAGAACCCACAGAGCAAGCGCTTCAAAGCGCTGCACAAGTGTCTCAGCGCGATCCCGCGCCGCTGGGGACTGACCGGCACACCAATACCAAACAACTACCTTGACCTTTGGATGCAAGTCAAGATGCTCGACGATGGAGAGCGACTGGGCAAGTCGTTCAGCGAGTACAAGGGCGACTATTTTTACCCGGCTGATTACATGGGATACACCTACAAGCTCGTGACCGGCGCGAAGGAGCAGATCGACCGCCGACTCGCTGACCTCGCGCTGGTCATCGTCGGCGACGGTAGCGACCTGCCAGCATCGAGCGTGATCGACGTGCCGGTCGTCATGCCGCCCGACGCTCGCAAGCAGTATCGGACGCTCCAAAAAGAGATGCTCGCTGAGATCGGCGACGGTGAGATCACGGCACCGTCCGCGGCGACTCTTTGCAATAAACTACTCCAGATCACCAGCGGAGCGGTATACGACGAGGACCGCAACGTCCTACCCGTTCACACTGCCAAGATCGATGCTCTGAGGACGCTGCTTGACAAGCACAAGGACGAGCCGGTGCTGATCTTGACCGCATTCAAGCATGAGAGCAACCGCATCATCGACTCGATCCAAGAGGCACGCATGTTCAATGAGCAGTTGCTCGGCGAGTGGCAGGCCGGGCGCATACCCGTCTGGGTCGCGGATCCGCGGTCGCTGTCGCACGGCATCGATGGACTGCAAAAGTCATGTCGGATAGCGATCTGGTGCAGCCTAACCTACTCGCACGAGACTTACGTCCAGACCAACGCCAGACTGATCCGCACCGGCCAGACCGCCGAGACGATCATCTACCGCATTATCGCCCCTGGTACGATCGACGACGCGGTGGCCGAGGCGCTCCGCGACAAGTCAGACACCCAGACTGGCATGCTCCATGCCGTCCGCGCTCTCCAACGCATGACAATCTCTTGAATATGACTACGACTATGCAACATCCCGAAATCGACTTCTATGCCTCCGCCACCGCCTCGACAGCGATGGCGACTACAACACTCACCGATCTCATCGAGGCGATCCGATCTGACGAATTCGCCGCCAAGATCGCCCGGCTACGCTTGACCCTAGCTGCTGGCGACGATGACGGCTACGCGGTCGCTAAAAAAGACCTGCAGGCGGTCAGCATCTCCGGCACTGCCGAGGGCAAGCGAGCCAAGGCGATCGAGGAGGGACGCTTTAGCCACAGCGGCTACCTCCAGCTCGACTTCGATGCCGCTGACAACGTCGGCTGGACGGTCGAGGAGATCGTCGAGATCTTGCAGGCCGAGCCACGCATCGTGGCTGCGTTCGTCTCGCCATCTGGTCACGGAGTCAAGGGCATCGCTCGCATTCCCGTTTGCCAGACTCGTGACGAGCATGTGGCAGCGTTCGCCGCTGCTCGCAACCATTTCCGCGCTCACAACCTAACGATCGATGAGGCATGCAAAGACCCAGTCCGCCTGATGTTCGTATCACATGATACCAACGCATGGATCGATCTAGATCGCTCCGCAGTGTTTGAGCCGGTCATCGGTACGCCAGACCCGCCGAAGGCAGCAAAGAAGCCTAGCATCAAACTTAAATCACCGCGCACGGCATTCCCAACGCCACCACGCGAGGGCATCCATGCATGGCTCATGCAGGCAGCATGGCACTGCCGGTTCGCCAACATGACCGAGGCGGACACTATCGCCAAGCTTCAAGGCTACGAGGCGACGCTGCGCCGCAAATACCAGCCCAACGAGGTGATCAATGCGGTGCGATCGGTCTACGACTCGCCGATGCCTGAGCCGGCCGCCGACTGGCGCGAGGCTGCCGACATGGCTGGAGCGAAGGCAGCTCGAGGCTCGACCATGCAGTCGTTCGATCCACAGGACATCTTTTACGATGGCCCATCGAGCAAGTACCTTGTGCGCGTTGGATCGGCATTCATGACGTACAGCAAGCTCTCGCCAATACTGACTGGGTTGACGCGGCATCTGGCTAAAGACTACGACGATCCGAAGGATCTGATGATGGCAGCTCGTGAAGCGTACAAGGCTCGTGAACTCGATGGTGGAGTGCAGTGGCATGGAGCAATCGCTGGTCACGCTCAGGGGCTGGCAGTGGACACCAACGACCTGCCGATCCTAATCACGTCCGAGGCAAAGACCCCGCAACCAATAGCCGGGGACGCATCGCTGATCTGTGGCATTATCGGCAACGCGTTTGCCGATCCGACCGCGACATTGGTCTTTATCTCGTGGCTCGCTGGTCGGTATAAGGCAGTGCGCTCACACTGCCACATCCCATCGCCGATGATGGTGCTAGCTGGCGAGATCAACAGCGGCAAGAGCCTTCTGGCATGGATCGTCTCCGAGGCGCTCGGTGGACGTACCGCCAACCCGTATGCCTCATGGTCAGGAGGCATGCTGTGGAATGACGACCTCGTCGGCTCTGAGTTGCTGCTCGTCGACGACTGCGTTGGATCCACCGACATCCGCAGCCGACGCAATTTCGGCGCATCGTTCAAGGAGGCAATTTACCCGCATGTGATCCAACTGCGCAAGCGCAACGCATCGAGCATCGCGGTGCGCCCAGTCTGGGCCGTGATCGTCTGCTGCAACGACACACCCGAGTCACTCCAGATCATACCGCCGCTCGACAACGACCTCGCCGACAAGGTGGCGCTGTTGCACGTCATCGGCGTGGCACTGCCGGTGGATACGTCAACACCCGAGGGCAAGCTCGAACTCCAGGCGCTCATCCGATCTGAGCTACCAGCGTTCGCGCAGCAACTCATGGACTGGAAGACTCCCGAGGAGCTGCACGACAGCCGGTCAGGCATTAAGGCGTGGCGAGATCCAGCGCTCACCGATGCTGTCGATGCGCACAGCCCAGCACGCCGACTCGAAGATCTGCTCGACACCGCTCTGACCCACATGGGACTGTGGGGCGACCTGCCGCGGGAGCTGACATCCGCCGACATCCAAGGCAGGCTCGAGGATAGCCAATCACCCGTGCGCGACCAAGCTCGGCAACTCTGCACATGGCACGGCGCGATGGGTTCAGCATTGGCAAAACTGGCACGATCAGGCAGTGAGTTTGTTACCGTATCCAACAACACGGTGGCTGGCAAACCGCCGCGATATTGGGTCAGTCCGCCGAAATTTAAACAATCGTTTGAATAACCCGAAAATTACTTGTGTATTTACAAATGCATTTTTATTGGGGGGTCTAGATGGTTAAGTTTTCCACTTTGTAATTTTAAAAGAACATAACTTATAGTAATAAGAGAAAACCAAATTAAACAAAAAACCAAAAACTCGGAAATAGAACCCCCCAGAACCATCCAGCAATGGCTTCATGGATTTGCCTCACAAATTAGGCATTGCAATAATCTGCCAACCCGATACCATCGTCGCATGAAACTTAAGACTCAGACCAACTTCGCGCGATTGATCGAGCCGTACAGCGCTCGACACATCGCCGCTGCGATCGGTTGCAGCCTGCCGACAGCCTACGACTGGAGGAGCGGTCGACGATCACCGCCAGCGTGGTTGCACGCACGATACCTCGACGATCTCGCCAGACATCAGCCGCAGGTCAGCCATGAACAAAAAACCGCCTGACAGCTACGAGCCGGACATGGCAGCGATGATCGACTTACCCGAGGAGATCGTCGCCGACCAGTACGGCGTTAGTCTGGCCGTGGCTCGACGCATCCTGACCGACCGCAAAGACACCGAGCGCCGAGGGCAGGCAGAGATCCTCGCCAGTGTGATCGGGCTGTTGATACAGTCCCGCAACCTCAACGTGCAGGTGCATGCCTTAGCCATCGCGTTCGGCATGGACGAGCTTAATGGCGCACATAGTCAATCCGAGGTCGCTCGAGAACTAGGCGTGACGAGGGCGCTGGTATCGCATTATGTCCTAGCATGGCGTGACGTGCTAGCCGGTGGCGTGGGTGGGTTCGATAATCGCACATTCCGCAAGCGCCAAGGCACACGCAAGACTTACGCTAAGAGCGCAACCAATCCAGTGATCGAAGCCAAAAGAAACAAACAAAAGAAATGAACCTTACCGAAACCAACACGTTCGCGCCCGATGCGCTCAACATCCCTAAAGACATAAACGAGGATGACTGGGCCGACATGCATCGCACTATACTGCTTTGCCGAGCATCATCCCGGCTATGGCTACGCCAGTCGCGTGACTACGCAAGCGCACGATGGGGAGTTGACTACGTCGCCGAAGCTGAAATGCAGATGGAGCTGGCCCTAGGTCTGCCAGAGCCGAAGCAGGTCATGCCTGCGCTCAACCCCGAGGACAAGAGCCGGGCGATTGTGACCATCGAGGGAATCTGTCAATCGTTCGCGTTATGGCAACGTAAGATGGCGCCTGAGATCGAGCGCTGGGATCGTGACCGGCTGACCAAGGCACTAGCACTCGTCGAGCCAATCGAGGCACAAGCCAAGCGCATCCGCGAGCTATTAGGCGACCAATGATTTGACAACAAGCGGTTATTGTATGCTTTATGAATCACAAGGAATTTTCCCAGAAAGGTGGGCGCTCGACTTCAGAGAAGAAGCGCGAGGCATCACGCATCAACATGCAACGAGCAAGAGATGTTCGAAGCCGAAAGGCGGCGGAAGATCGAAGTGTTTTGGCTGCCGAAACTTCTTTACCGTTACAAAAGGAGCGGTAGGGAAATACTGCTCTAAAGATTGCATGCACAAAAACAAATTTGAATCAAGGCCGATTGGTTTTGAGTGTTCAAAGTGCCTTGCATTAGTTGGGTTAGGAATGGGAGTAATTACAAGAATTTTACATATTCAAAAATCCACATTATCAAGAGCTTGGGGTAAGGAAGGAATAAGAGCAAAGGTTCCTGCATGCGGTAGTTGGAGGCGATATGCGCAGCGGGCTAAATCCCCAGTTTGCGGCTGGTGGGGCAACGCAGAGACGGCAGCAATGTGGATGACTCAACACAAGGAGGTATTTCCTGATTGGGGTAGTTTATTCAGGCCTCACACGACAGAGGAACAAAAGGAAAAACTCAAAGCTAAATACCACGCGATCAGTGATGAAGAAAAAAAGGCAAGAAACAAAAGGATTCATGAACTAAGAAAGATTCGGCACGCTGAAAACCCTATGATTAAGGTCAGAGACTTTGAAAGGATAAACGCATGGAAAATAAGAAACCCAGAAAAGAACAAAGAATCCAGAATCAAATCCACAAAGAAAAGAAAGTTGAACGACCCAGGATTCCGAGTTCAATGCAACCTTAGGCATCGACTAAAAGAAATTATGCGTAAGGTCAAGAAGGGAGGGACAGAGCACAGAAACAATCTGACAGGGTGCAGCACTAGGCAATTAGCTGATCATCTTGAATCTACTTTTAAGCGCGGCATGACGTGGGACAACTACGGAACACGCTGGCATGTTGACCACATCATACCTTGCGCAGCATTTGATCAGACTGACGAAAGGCAACGTGCTCAGTGTTGGCACTGGACAAATCTTAGGGCATTGGATGCTCAGAAGAACATGGACAAAGGTGACAAGATCACAGAACCACAAATGAACCTACTCCTATGTGCAACTCGTTAAACCTTAAGGGGTGGCAAAGGAATCTCTTACTTTT